GTAGCAACAGATGGAAAATCTGTATGCTCTAATTGTATTACAGCATATGAGTCATCTTTACGACCAAACGCTGTAAATGAAAACAGACCTCAACACATATGGGAGATACCTAAAAATTATTATCCTAAAAACTAATGGACGCATTAACTAACATAAACGAGCTTTTTGCTGATTCTCTATACCAAGAGTTCAACATAGAAAGATATGGTCTTAAAAACTGTAAAAAGCGGCTAGATCCTGATTATGCTTATGAGATGCGCTCATTATATACAAGAGCTTTAGAAAGACAAGCATGTGGTATTGTAGAACAAGGATGTTGCTGCACATTGCCAATACTTGAAGAACAAATTAATACATTGTAAATGAAACCAGTATCATCAAATATTGACAAATACACTTCAAAAGATGGATGCATGCCAATTTCAGCATCATGTGTTGTTTGGAATGGACCTGATATTCCTTGCATAGAATTATGCAATGGGGATA